GCAACAATGGAATTAATTTACGACATGTTCGGTTGTGTTGCATTTTCAACGATTTTTTGGGAAACGCCTTTGTTCCAATATTGATAATTTAATCCCTCCGGTAATTCCGCCATAACGTAATTGCAACAACATTCAACGATGTAATTGTCGACCAATGCTTTGTAATTTCCCGTCAATGTATTAGCGGCAATGTCTGCCAGGATCTTGTTGAACAAAGTTGATCCCAGGATCGGCATGATGTACAAATCTTGAACCGCTTTGATTTCGGGATAAATCAATTTGTCATCGATGTTGTCATGTAACGACATGCGTTCCTTGATCACGGACGGCAAAATCAAATATGTAATTGTGGCCATTGTTTTATTTTTTCTTAATTACAACATGTTTGATCCACGCATGGCGGCAATGGAACTCAATTGTTCCGTTGTTGTTCCAAAATCCGCCGGCCCTGGTGAATACCGAATACCCCAAACGTTCCGACAACTTTTGAATGTCCTGGCGGCTGAACATCCGTGATTCGCTTAATTGAACCATCCGGCGACAAAACGGCCTGGATGTTGGAATCAATGTTGGCCCGGGAACATCCGCGCGTTTTTCATAGGTGTACAAAACCTTTATTTCCGGCAATGTTTGGGCCGGTAATCTTTCATTGATTTTGCGGATCACGTTTCCACCTTTAACAACGGCGGAAATGATTTCACGTTTTACCATATCCTCAACGATGGTGTCGACAACCTTCAATTCGTATTTCAACGCCTCCGCAACTTGCCAATTCGACAATTCCGGTTGTTTCTTTAACAACTCCAATATTTTCGCCTCACGTTCCGTGAATTCAGTCACGGCGGCAAATGACATTTTAAAATCATCGTCCTGGCCGGTGTAAATTTCGGATTTTAGGATGTTGTATTGTTCGCGATCCTCACCATATTGTTCAAACATGATGGCGATGAATTCATCGGAATCCTCCGCGAATTGTTCATCCGCCGTCATTGGATTGTCATCAATGCCCAGGTATTGATTGATTTGGTCATCGGTGAAACCATAGGCCGACAATTGTATTGATGCCTGGCCCTTTGTCAACTTGCCCTGGCTGAACAAACGAACGATCCTCATGAGGTTTTGTTGTTGCCGGCCGGACAATTTCACCAATGTTTCGTTGCCCATCATTTCCGGCTGAACGTTGTTTGTGGCCGTTGGGATGCCGTATTTTGCCGGATCGATTCCAAACTTTTCCAATATCCATTCCTTCGGTAAAAGTTCCTTAAACTGAACCGGATCAAGTTCCATGCCCACCGGTTCGACATCCTTCAATCTATATTCCGCCGGTACGTTGGCAATGCCGGAAAAATATCCGACAATTTCCTCAATCTGCTTTTGTTTGTGCGTGACATATGTATTTTTGAAAATCTCATATGCCGTTTTCAATTCCGTTGCGGAACCCAATTTTCCCGGCTCTTGAATCCCAAAAAGCAAAGGATGCGTAATGGAATGGCCAGAATAAATATTGCCCGTGATCAGCGTATCGATTGCGCCGAAATTTTCTTTCGTCAAATCGGATTGGCCCAGGTCGTCAATCGTTGGCTTTTTTGCCGGATCATTGTTGAACGCAATCAACAATTTTTTCCCTTCCGCCCCGGTCGCGGCATTTTCCAAACGCGCCGTGATTCGCCTTTTTTTATCTTCGTCCGGTTCCCCGTTGTAAAAATTGATAAACTTCGACGCGCTGAATCCGGTTTTGGCGTTGGTTAATGTATGCCTGGAAACCTCAATGTCGGATTCAACCCAATTGCACGCGGCAACCCATGACGGCAACGCGTATGGATTTTTTCCGCATCGGTATTCCTTGAAATAAAATATTGATGTTGTTACACATCCAGGATGAAACGCCGGATATTGTGTTTCCGGTTGTTCCCATGTGTTTGACCATTTTTTGCGATAGTAAAAACAATCGTTTGATTCATTCGTCCGGATGCGATCATACGACATGTGATAAATGTTGTAACCCCCCGCAAGTTTTGGGATAACCTGGAAATAACAACCGCCAAAATTTTCGATGTCCAAACATGCCAATTTCATCAATTGATCCCATGATTGTTTTTCGTTGGCCTTTTGCAAAAATACCTTTCCGGCTTCGGATTCGGTTGTCAATCCGTTTCCCATGATGTAAACACATTTTCCATTTAAAATGGCGTTGTGTTTTGCTGACTTATTGTACAACCACAACAAATACGTCGGATAATCATTCCGGTCGCCGAATGGAACAAAATCCAATCCGCGCTTTTTATCCATCAATGGGATTCGCGAATCGGCGAATTCCATCGATCCAACTTCGACGATGTCGCCATCGATTTTATTAACCTCCGTACCCTTTGTATGTCGTTTCCGGTTCATATCCTTGTTGAATTAAATTCGCCGCCGGATTCAATAGCATTTTGCCACATTCAACCAAATTCAACCCGGATGGATTGGTATTCGATGAACTCGATTGCTCATAAACCTCATAGGAATATTGCCCGGCCTGGGCGGTTGCAAATAATGTAATTGTATTAAACGTGTATATGTTGACGCGTTCCGGATAATCTGATGTATCGGACGCGGAATTTACAATGATCTTATATTCAACTTTCGTTGATACGTTCGTAAACACAAACAAATAATACGGATTTGAAATCGTTGTTGATTCATTCAACGTTACGATTGTGTCCGATTGTTGCCCTATGGTGTAAACGATCATGATATCATGTGGCAAAAAATGAACGTTTGTTGAAATAAAAAAGGCCGCCAAATTAACGGCGGCCCCTCATGGAATCATGTGTATCAACCCACAACATGAAATTAGGTTAGCAATGTAGCCAGGGCGGTTGAATTTACTTCATAGGCCAAATTCTTTTCATCGCCACTGAATGCCAATTCGTAACCATTACGATCGGCCAAAAGTTTGCCGGTCTTGTTTGCCGATGTATCCAACATCAAACCATAATCGCGACCATACATCCAACCGGTTCCGTTTTCATCAACGAAAACAAATATCAACCTATTTTGTGCCAACAACATCAATTCGTTGCGCACGGCGGTCGTCATTTTGTTGATAGGGAATTTGATGGTTTGCTTATTGGTCAACGTTCCCATTTCCCGGCTTGCTGCCAATGCTTCATCGGCCTCCGCGGTGTGGGCAATCAAATTATATTTTTTGAACGTTTTCGTTGCTGCTTTTGTAATCGCTGAAATAACGCCGGCGGCTTCAGTTATCGCCGTAACGTTTTCGAATTCGATTACAAAAATTTCACGAACGCCCCCGAAATTGAATCGGCAGTCTAAATTGTATCCTTGAGTGAGTACGCAGGGCATAGTTGTAATATTTTAAATTAGGGCCGGATAATATGTCCGGCCCCTTATTGAATCAATTATCCAAGATACAGAACATTGTTCGCTTGACGGGCAACGTGCGCGGCGATGGTAAAGATGTGCTTTACAAACATATCTTCGCGGTTGTTTGCAATCTTATTGATTTCCATCCTGTTGATATCGGCCACCAGGTCAGTACACCAAATCAAGTTTGATGGCAACGCGGCAACGATACAATTTTCCGGAACGGGAACAAATTTGATTTCAACGCCATTGTAAAAATACTTATCGGCTTTGATATCAACGCTGAACAAATCGCGGTAAGTTGCACTTACGTTGAAAATGTTGATGAATTGTTTGTGGCTATATGGAGCGTACAAATAAGGCTTTTCGCTTTGTGCCAAAACAACGGCCGGGATTGCGGCGTAAACTTTAGCATATTCGGCGGCAACATCACCGGCGTCAATTGTGGTTCCGGCAACTTTAACCCTGGTTCCCAATGCGCCGTTGTTGTAGATCATCTTTGCAACAACGCCATCAAATTGTGTAGCGGTTTGTGCGGCTGCCCATGTTTGCTCGGCGGCTCCGACCTGGTTTTGTGCGGTACCTGGTGATAATGCTGCAATTGCGGTTTTGGTTGCGGATGTGATACCACTCCACCATTTTGTTTCAGCATCGGTTGAAATTTCTTTTCCGTATGCGGCCAATACAACGCGCTCGAATTCAGTTGACATCATTTCCCATGCGCCTGGTTTCATTGATCTTTTGAACCTTGAAGGGCGAAGGGTGTTCGGGTCGAACTCTTGATAATACATTACTTTGGTCGGGGTTACCGATGTATCATTCAAAGTCATTGTACCCTGGCTTGTTGGTGCGCCGGATGCAAACGCTTGCAATGTTACCGCGTTAGTATTCTCGGTGAAAATACTTTCGTTCTTAACATCGCTTTCAAACGAAACCAAATTGTCTGCAATAGTTTTATTTTCGAAGAGCAGCTCCTCGAGCACGGGCTCATATGCTTTACCGCGCAGGTCTACAATACTTGCTGAAATTGCCATTTTATTTTGTTTTAGATTTTGAAATTTTCTTTTCGGTTTCTATTTCCTCGATTTCATCCGGGAACCTTTTTTGCAAATGCTCCAATTGTTCCTGGCTTAATTTCGAATCCGATGTAAACGGGTTTGATGCCGGGCCGTATGCCCAAATTTCAACCCCGTCTTTTATTTTTAATGCCATTGATTAAAAGTTTTTTGATGCGCGGAATTTTTCCAATGCCGACATTTCATCAAACGATTTCACCTTTTCGGTTGGTTGTTGAACGGATGTATTCGCGATGGTTTCCACCAATGAAAACATTTGTTTCAATGTTTCGGATTGTTTGTCGATTGTGTTTTTTTGCTCGGCAATGGTTTGCTTCAATTGTACGATGTCGGTTTTCGCGGCCGCGAAACCTTGTTCCATTTCGCTAAACATGCCAGGTAGTTTTTTCATTGCCTCTACTTCAACCTCAACAACGGGCGCAACTTCGGGTTGCTTTACTTCGGTAATCAATCCGCCGGCGGTTACAATCTTTGCGCCATCTTCGAACTCATGTTCGCCATCCGGTGCCGGTTCGCCGTTCAATGTAACTGATCCGCCAACTTCCAATTTGTCGATTGAAACAACCGCGCCGGATTTCAATTTGTACTCCATGAACTTTTGCGCTTCAGCCGGAACGGGTGTCGCCATTTGCTTTTCTTCATCGCCAAAAATCATAGACTTTATTTTTTCTACTGCTTCTTTCGGTGTCATGTGATAATTCTTTTTTGTTTGTGGCAAAATTTAAAAGGTTGTTGAATTTAAAATTTCAACTATTTTTTCAAATTGTTCATTGTATTCATCTTTTTTATTCATTCCGAAATTCCCTTCAACGCTGAATCCCTTGATCATTCCGTCTTTAACCATCTGCCATGCAACATCATTTTCAACATACATGGAGCCGAACAATGATCCATCCGCCAAATCCTCAAACCCTTTCATCGGACGGATGCCCCTGGCTTTGTCGGATTGGAATATCTCGAACAATGTCACGCCGGGAACCTTCATGTCGGCGTTGTGCATCAAATTCACATTATTGTGAAATCCTTTTTTCGCCATCTTGATGGCAATTTTCTTGATTGTTTCCGGTGAGAAAAATACTTCATAATCTCCCAACTCCGGATCGGTTCTGAAAATTTTTTGATTTGCGATCATCAATGGCCCGGATATGATTCGCTTTTCTTCATCCTGGATGGCAAACGTTGCCCGGTCGATTTGCTTCAATTTCCTTTCCGCCCATGCGATTCCTTCATCCCCGCCCCATGATAGCCACATTAAACGGCCACAACCTTCACCCAATGGGCGATCTGAATTCTGTTTGTGCCTTTGGAACGCCGACATTCGGGCGATTGTTTCACGCGTCAACTTTTCGCGGTTCGCGATTTGGTTGGCGCGAATTTTCCCGGTTGCCTCGCCACATTCACCCCATCCGTTTTCTTCAACCCAACGCAAAGCCGTTTTCGCATTCTCAACGGCGGCCTCCGGGTAATCATTCCATGATTCGGCAAAT